TTATGTGGATGAAATGTGGATGCCTCCTTTTAATGGATTAAGTGAAATTGCATCCTGGAGGAAATCAGGAGCGAGGTGCGCATAGGTCATAGTTTGCTGGATCGTGGCGTGCCCCATAATTCGCTGGAGCGTAAGTATATTTCCTCCATTAATCATAAAGTGAGCAGCAAAGGTATGGCGTAGAACATGTACAGCCTGTCCTTTTGGTAGGTCTGGCTTAACACTGCGAAGCACCTTGCGATATTCCTCATAATTGACGTCAAACAAAAGGCCGGATTTCTTTGTTTTGATCTCACTAACAACTTCATCAGAGACAGGAATAATTCGAACTTTTCCGTTTTTAGTTTTGTTAAACGTCACGCGATTATTGATGATGTGTTCCGCGCGCAGATTTTTCGCTTCTCCCCATCTCGCCCCAGTACTGAGACAAAGTAGCGTAATCCGCCGAGCATCACCGCTTACTGCATCCAGCAATTTGGCGATTTCTTCCGTAGTGAGGTACGTCATTTCGGGTGATTTTCGTTTCAAAGAGGGGAGGGCGCGGAGTGGATTTTCTCCGTGAAATTCCCCGGCATTTGCCAGGAGTGTAAACATTCCTCCGAGATCCGACTCATCACGCCGAACAGTAGACTCTTTTACTCCCAAGGATAAGCGGGAGCTTCGATAAGCTGCCATGAAACGAGCATTAATCTGGCTAACCCTTGGATCATTCATTTCTTTGATGATTTTTTTCAATCTGGTTAGAACGCCGTTAGCATATGGCTTATTGCGTCCACCCAATTCCCACCATAACGGAAGCAGATCTGAGAGATGACGTTGCTCTGTTGGCTTTTCAAGCCATTCCTTATCGTGCATGTGGCTGAGAACATAGCGCTCAAAGGCCACTGCATCTGCCTTTTTCTTAAAAATCCGCTGAATCCGACGTCCACTTCGGCCACGCGGTCTAACATCCACTTTATATCGTCCACCATCGAGTGCTTTAATTGCCATTGGCAAGCCCTCCGGTGAAACGAGGAAAGACATTTCCAGTTTGTAAAACGTAAGAATAATAAAGGGTTAACCAATTTTCCTTTCGGATGGGGGTAAATCCGTTGGCTCTTGCCCATAGTGTGCGAGAGCCGGAGCTATCTGCCCGGATTCAGGCGCAATTTTTCCAGTCATAAACCACAAGGCATATTTTTCGAACCGCGGGCAATTTAAGATTTTCATCATTACATCCCCTTTGGGTATGGATTCGCCAGTCTCATAACGCCATAGCGCGTTATGCGGAATACCTATTAACTCCGCAGCCTCATTGCGACTTGTAATGCGCTCACTTTCACGCATTAGTTTTAGTTTTTCACCAATCTCCAAAATCATATTGCATTCTCCAAATATGTAGTGCATTATGCAAACAATGAGTTGAACTATGGGGTAAATATCTCACCTATACCCCAAACAGGGAGATTATCACATGAATGAAGAACTATTGAGGGCATTGTTTAAGATCCCAGACCCCATCACCGTCGATGAATTTGCTCGCCGCACGGGCAAGACCGAATCAGCCGTAAGAAAGTTGGTGGAACGTCGACTCATCCCTCTGGCCACTGAGCGTGAAGTTTTAGGCGAGGAAGGAAGTTCACGCCGCCTTCTCATCCTATGGAACGAGTGGCTCGAAATGGTCTATGACGCAACGAAACAGCTTCCTCCTGAGCGTAAAGATTGGCGCAACCACTGGCTTAATAAAGCCAAGAAGCTGGCGGAAGATTTGGGATTAGGCTTTCTTAATTTTGCTGCATGAGATGCAGGGAGTTTTGATATGAAACAGCAACGTAATTCACGCTTTCGTAATGGTGCTGAACGCCACGCTAATCGTTTCGCTACCAGTGCATCACGCAGCAACATCCGCTACAGCCTGAGCGAAACACACGCAACGCCGGATGGCTACCCAGTAAAACAAATCGGCGAGCACGCCTGGTTGATTGAGAAAGCTGGAATCGTGGTCCACAAATGCCCACGCAATCCGTTTACCGGAAACCGCATTTTTGCACTGAGCAGCGGCGACAATCAGTTCGGGCAGGATTTCACATTATACGAAGCACTTCGCACGGTTGATCGTCTGCTTCGCGGACAAAGTTTTATTAAACAGGTTGATTTATAACAGGTGATTTATGACCAAAGAGTATGCACAAGGTGTATTTATCCGTTTTATTGATTTTCGCGGTGAACTGTTATTACGTGCATCAGCTATTGATGCTGTAGCCCAGGCAGAAAAAAAAGCAGTTACTCACGTTTATGCGAACAACGCACAACTGATCGTGGAGCTTCCGTACCAGACCGTTCGCGAAGCCATTAACGAAGCTGAAAAAGCGCGCCAGGCTAATAGCGATGAACCCTATATCGAAATTATTTGTATGGATTCAGAAGCTGAAATTAAGAAAGCAGATTAAAGGGCGTTGCAATGGACCAGGAATACAAAACTCTCGTCAATAAAGCACTTGAGCGTTTCCATTTTCGCATAAGCGCATCAGGCACTCATGCTGAGCTCGCAGCCAGAGAGTCATTGACCAGGGCCATCAAGAGTATATACGACACAGCTTTTTACATTGACGACCCGGACGCGCTCGACGAGCTTTCCATACTCGTCTGCGCCGCAGAAAACGGGGACCATATTGAGCCATATAAACTGGGGAATATTGCATGAGTATATTTATCTCATGGCTTGTTCTGATTATTTCGGTGGCCTGCGCTATTGGAATTATGCGAATTATTCATTCAGTGAAAAAGATTGAGCGTTTTTTCTCTGACGAATAACAGCACAAATAAAACACCACATTAAATAAGAAAACGTGAAAGCCATCCGCATTAGCGGAGGTATTTGTACATCCAAATAACGGAGAAAGAAAATGAACGCAAAAACCGAAGACACCCTTATCTCTCTGAAAATGTTATCCGCGATGGAGCGTGAAATGCACGAGCGAGCAACAAAGGTAGGCGCTCACATTCTCAGCGTTCATGCACTGATGGTAGCCGGCGTCATAGAAAATGCCGCCGAGCTCATCGAGGAGCAACACAAGGAAATTAGCGACCTTAAAGCTCAGCTCGCAAACGTAACATCTGCATCCGACAACAAAGGGAGAGCCGTTCGCCTGGCCAACATGGATGCTTGCATTTATGTAATCGTGGGTGAAAACCCGGACCTTTTCCTTCTGAGACGACTAACCGAAGACAGGGCATTTGAAGTCCACAAGTCCGAAGTGACCTTCATTAGCTGACGGGCGATGCAATGGAAAAGCTGAAATACCACATGACTCTGATGAGTCACATTCTGAAAAGCGCAAGTGGCTTTTGTGTATACCCGTTCAGCCCTTCATGGGATGCAGAGCTACAGCAGCTACTGAATGAAGGCGTTCTCGTCGCAACGGACGAGCACAACGCGATTTTTCATCACAACGGCAACGTCGTTGAAGTATGGATTGCTAATCGCTGGTACGGCTACGGCTGGCTGAACCGCGTTAACGGACGCGAGACTGACGCCCGTTGCACCCGCCCACGCTTTCGCACCATGTACCGCCTGCATCAAATGGTGCAGGCCTTCCAGGCAAAGGAAACGTAATGGCAATTAAGCGTTTTTCCGTCATTCGTTTCACCTCCAGAGGGCGTGAATACGAAGTTGACGAACGGCTGATTAAAACGCTCGACCGTCACCGTTCGCAACCTGACGCGCATCACATTTATCTCACTGACGACACTTACTTCTGCGCCACCAACGTGGTGCAGGTGAATCTTATCAGACAGGTACAGGAGTCACGCCGATGACCATTCTGGACTACATTGCCGCCAATCCGGGCTGTAGCGGTGGAGAAATCGCCGCAGCACTGAATACCCCAACTACAGCCATTAATGCGGAGTTACGCCGACTCTGGCGCAGCGGTTCAGTCATAAGAAAAGAGCGCAAAACAGGCGGTCGCTTTTCTTACCAGATAAACCCGATGCCGTTCGGGTGCAGCAATCCACTTACCAACATGTTTAACCAGCTACTGAAGGAAGCCAGAGCATGAGCGCCATCAACCACCAGGAATTACGCGAACTGGCAACTGACCTTCAACGAATGGCAACGCATCAAAAATTACTGGCGTTTCGCGCAATGCTCTCGCCGTCTGCTGTGCTGGCACTGCTGGATGAGCTGGAGCACGCCAGAACCACGGCTCCTGCCATTCGCCTGACACTCCATCATGAAATTGCTGATTTCTGCGCGACGCTGGAGGCACCAGGCGAACCGGAAACGCCGGAAGCAATACAGCAAGAGCTGCTGCAACGCATTGACAAGGTTTTTGATTTTTTTCTGAACCACTAAGAAACCAGAACATGCACACACAAAAAAACCGCTTGCCATGCCGCAATCAGTCAGGTTACATTTCCGCTGCACCTCATAAAACGGGTGCCGGGTTTCGCAGCCTGCTGACAACCAAAGCGCACAACCGCGCCAGCGGTTTTTTTGTGCGTACTGTATTGCCACGTCTTTTTCGCACACGAATTATGGCGGGGCGTACGGGGCCGACTTCGGTCGGGCCGGGTTCTTTGGTTGCCGGTACTGCGAACCCCGTACGTCTCGCCACCCACAGTTTCGCAGCTCTGGATGGTGAGTTTTCAAAACTTACAACCAAAGAGGCCACCCCATGGCAAACCGCAAACAGCACCGCGCTATCGCGGAGCGTCGTCACATCCAGACTGAAATCAACCGCAGACTTTCCCGCGCATTCCGTGTCGCTAAAATCATGCACATCAATATGCTGCATGAGCGTAGCTGCGAACTTTCAAACCTCTACTCATCCGCTGTTTTCAGCTATCTGGCGGATGATCTGCGCGAGCTTCAGCAGCTCATCCAGCAGCAAAACAAACTCCATTAATTCCTGTTCCGGGCCTTTCCTGCACCTTGCGGCGGGAGGCCTTCGCACATCTGTAACAAGAGGATTGCCGCAATGATTCTCGCCAACGACTTTCTTGAATATCTGCTCAACACAGAGCGTGATCTTGCCGTTCGCGTGCGTGAACGTTATGACATGTACCTGAAATCCCTGCCTGTACCGCAGCTCGCTGACGGAAAGATTGTTATTGATGGTCGTTACATGATTGACAGCCACGAGGGAAATTACAGGCTTTACCGTATTGAAGGTGGCACCCCGTCCGTTATTGGCATTTACCAGCGCCCATCCTCTGCGATCGTCGATGTGATTGCCGACAGCATCCGCATCACACATCACTATGCCGACACAGAAGACACCGTGCTGGAAATTCAGCGGCTGGCTACCGTCTGCCGCGACACCCTGAATGGCATGACGAAGTAAATCACTATGACGGCAGAGTACATCAGGGACTGGCAACAACCGCGCCACGCAGTGGGGCGTGAAGGAACGGGGATCCCCGCTCCTGAATCCGCGCTTTCCTCCTGGCTGGATGCCTACCGGGCAGAGAACGAGCGCCGCAAGGAAATGGCTGATGCGGCGTTCTCCGCCACGCCGCTGGGCAACCTGATTAATAAAAGCCTGGACGCACAGGAAAAACAGGACAAAACCATCACACTGGCAGGAGACGCCAGAAAACAGGCACGCGGCGCAGTGGATGAAGCCATGGCCTCGCTGCGCCTGCTGCCGTCCTATCTGCGCGATCCGCTTATTCGCCACCTCTCCTTCCTGCGCAAAAAACAGGAAGCCGATCGCCGGAAAGGCAAAAAGAGCTGGCAGGCGGAACGCTATGCACGCGGAACCCTGCGCAAAATATTCGAACGTCTGGACCGCACCGATCACCGCTGGCTGACACCGGGTTATCGCTCCCTTGCCGGACGCGAACGCCTGGACGATTTGCTTTACCTGCCGCAGCTCAACAAACACCAGATACAGACGCTGGCCACCATGACGGCGGCGATGTTCAGCAGCACCTTCGAAAAACTCTGCGATGGCTTTGGCGCGACCGATGGCGAGCTGACCATGGATGTAACGCTGAAGGCGTATCAGATGCTGGCCCGCATGGCGTTACACCTGCACGCCATGCCTCCACATTATGACGCACTGACAACAGACAAAGACCGGAGGAACGAACCAGACACGGAGCTGCTGCCGGGCGCAATCCTTCGCCTGACCTGTGCGGAATGGTGGAAACGCAAACTGTGGCTGTTACGTTGCGAGTGGCGGGAAGAACAACTCCGCGCCGCCTGTCTGGTTTCCAGAAAAACATCGCCCTATCTGAGCCAGGACGCGTTAAGCGAGTTTCGCGCACAGCGCGAGAAAACACGCGATTTCCTGAAAAGTTTCATGCTGGAAAATGAAGACGGGTTCACGATTGATCTCGAGACGGTGTATTACGCGGGAGTAAGTAACCCGGTTCACCGTAAGGCAGAAATGATGGCCACCATGAAGGGACTGGAACTTCTGGCCGAAGCCCGTGGCGACAGAGCGGTGTTTCTGACCGTCACCTGCCCGTCAAAATACCACGCAACAACGGAGAACGGTCATCCGAACCCCAAATGGAACGGGGCCACCATGCGCGACTCCAGCGATTACCTGGTTAACACGTTTTTTGCGGCGGTCCGCAAAAAACTGAACCGCGACGGCCTGCGCTGGTATGGCATCCGCACGGTGGAGCCTCACCATGACGGCACTGTGCACTGGCATATGATGGTCTTTGCACATCCGGACGAGATTGAAACCATCGTGTCCCACGTCTGCGATATTGCCATTCAGGAGGACCGCCACGAGCTGGGCGATGACATAACTCCGCGTTTTAAGGCGGAGTATGTCGACGGCTCAAAAGGCACACCAACCAGCTACATCGCCACCTACATCGGAAAGAACCTGGACAGCCGCGCCGTGGATGGCATCGACCCGAAAACGGGCAAGCCACGCGTTGACCACGAAACCGGAAAATCAATGGCCGAGAGCGTGGAGCGCGCCATCGGCTGGGCGCGCCTTCACCGGGTCCGTCAGTTCCAGTTCTTTGGCATCCCCTCCCGTCAGGTGTGGCGTGAACTGCGCCGCCTTGCCAGCCAGATGGCACGCAATCCGGAAGGCCCGCAACGGCTGAAAGATGATGCAATGGATGCGGTACTCGCTGCCGCCGATGCCGGGTGTTTTGCCACCTACATTGAAAAACAGGGTGGCGTGCTTGTTCCACGCAAGGACTACCTGATTCGCACCGCCTACGACCTCGCAGATGAGCTGAACGATTACGGCGAACAGAGCGTACAGATTTACGGGATCTGGTCACCACTCATCGGGGAATCCTCCCGTGTGTGCACGCATCCGGATAACTGGAAGTTGGTAAGACGTAAACCAGAACCAGAAGACAACGCCCACGAAAATGGTTTTGACCTTCAGGGCGGCCCTGCCGCCCCTTGGACTCGTGGCAATAACTGTCCCCGTGCACAGGAAACGGACAACAACGGGACAGAACAGCCGGAAGAACGACCAGCACCGTGGCCGCAGCTTCCTGACGGCGTTGATGTGGATGAATGGATGCGCTCACTGAAACGGCACGAACGCCGGGCGCTGATGCGTTCGCTGCGTGACAAACAGGCAAAAAACAGCAGTGATGAAATGCAGAGCTGGACACAGAGCCGCAAACAGCAGCGGCCTTTGCCTGATAACCACGAATTACTCGCTAAAGAATGGCGGGAGTCTGCCGAATCTCTCGGCCTGCATATCGGTGAACAGCAGATGCAGCACCTGTTGCGGGGCGGCAGCCTGTACGTTGACGGCAGCATCATTGCACCGCAGGGATTTGAAATTGTACGCAAACCGGATATCCGCCCGGACAGCCGAATCACGCAGCTCTGGCAGCGCCTGAGCCGCAATCACGGCGTAAGCAGCACGGAGATCCGTCATAACCCGGTCGCCAGCTATCTGGAACAGCTGGGGGCATCAGACCCCGAAGCCGCCGCACGCCTGGCATCCACACTTCAGCAAGACCAGAACACCATGAAAACACCCGTTACCGTGCTTTCTGACATGCTGCGCGCCATCCGTGACGCAGAGCACGCACAGAGAATCAGTGAAACCACTGAACGCGCCCGCCGCAAAGCAAACCTGCTGCGGGGTGGCCTGACCAGTGGAAACAAAAAACAGACAGAAACGGGATTCACAAATCCCGTAAATGAGCAAAAAACGCGCCGCGATATATGA